AGCGCCCTTCCTGATATAGAGCTAAGACCAAAGATAACGCAGTCACTAGACTCTCCCTGATGTTCTTTAAGATCATATAGATACTCCTTCCTTATTTTGCAGTAGATGGGTGGTATATTCGCGTTTAAATAAGACATAGATCATTTGATTGTACCCCAGTTAGGACCAGATTCATAGTCGACTTTGTTTTTTATACTAAAGTCAGGTATCGTTTCCTCCATTGTTTTCTTAATAAACTCTGCCTCTTCCTCAGATTTAACAGATATACACAACTCATCATGAATTTGTATGTGAGGTACTATACCATTTTCATATAAATCTACCATAGCTTTTTTTGTCATATCAGCTGCAGATCCTTGAATTAATCTATTTAAAGCTTTGTAAGTAAATGCAGGTACATAATAGTTATTAAAGTACATTTGACGCTCTTGTTCAGTGTGTTCTTCTATTTTCTTTTTAGATACTTGATTAAATTCACTTTTAAATTTGTCCCAAGCGTCTTTTTTAGATAAAAGTTTTGGAGTAACCCAAGCACCTTCATATGTTATAGTACCATCCTTTTGTTTTATTTCTTTTGCTTTAGGATCCCATTCTTCAAACTTACGAATGTTATTGTCCCATCTTTTATTTGTGCTTTCATAAAAATTAAATCTACAAAATCTATCTTCGAGTGTGTAAATTAATCTTTCTCTTTCAGCAAAATTTTTTAAATTATCTGATAATTCTTTTATAAAAGGAATTTTTTCATGATATAATTTTAATAGATTTGTTGCTTGTTTCTGATCTAAGTTTAATTCATTTTGTAATTTACCTTTACCCATACCATAGAATAGACCTAAGTTAATTGTCTTTGCTTGTTTTCTGGGAATCTTTGCAAGGTCAGCAACAATTTGGTGAAAGTCTGCATTTTCTTTTTCAAATTTATCTTTTAAACCTTCTGTATTTGCCAACCCATACTTGATAGCGTAGTGGGCCACGATCCGTGGTTCTTGTTGCGAGTAGTCAAAACTACCCCACTTCATACCTTCTTCAGGTAAAAATATTTCTCTCATTTTTTTACCAATATAACCACTTGCAGGAATCTGTTGTAAGTTAGGGTTAGACATAGAAAATCTTCCGGTAACCGTTCCTCCCTGGTCAGATCTAATTTGATTTACATCTGCATGTATTCTGCCATTATAAACATAACCTTTTAAACCTTCTACAAAAGTATTAACTGCTTTATCAAATTCTCTTGCTTTTGAAAGCATTCTTAAAAATCTATTTTTGTGAGTTTTTAAATAATCTTTTGGAAGTTGTGGCATTCCAGATTTAGGAGTCTTTTTATAATTAGTAATTTTTTGTTGATCTAATAATAATTTTATAGAGTTAGCTGCCCACAATTGAACAATAACTCCAGTATGCTTTCTTATAATATTTAATAGATTGTCTCTTCTAAACTTTAGTTTTTTACCAAACTCTTCTAATTTTTGAACATTTATTCTAACGCCTTTAAATTTCATGTCAACCAGGCAACGAAATAATTTAGTCTCTAATTCAAAAATATTTCTACAAGTTTTTATTTCATTATTTTCTGGTCTTGTGTATAATGCTTCGTCTAATTTTTTATTAAATAAATTCCATAATTTTAAAGTTAAATCTACGTCTTGTTTGGCATAATCTTTAACTAAGTCATAAGATAATTTATGCATATTAGACATAGGATCTTTAATACCTTCTAAAGAAGCTTTTTCATATAAATCGTATTTGTATTTTTGATCGTTAAGATAATCTTTTGATAAAGAATCTAAAGAATATTTAAACCTGTTTTCATCAATTACTGATGCGGCAATCATGGTATCTACTAATCTACCTTGTAACATTTTACCTGTAGTTGCTCTTAACCAACATACATCATACATTGCATTGTGAAAAACTTTTGTAATATCAGGGTTTTGCAAGATTTTTTTATTTAATTGATTCCAAAATTCTTGTTCCATTTCGGGAGTAGTTGTTAAATCAGAATGATGTAAACCAAAATAAACTGTATCTTTTCCAGTAGCCACAGCTACACCGGTTATAAAACCATCTTTTCTTACAGCACCTAAACCTTTTGTTTTAAGATTAGGATCATAAGTTTCTATATCAATTGCTACAGTGTCTATTCCTTCTAAGTCTAAATCTTCTGGACGTTTACACATTATAATCCCTCTCTAATATCATCTCTAAATAATGAATTGCTTTCTTAATATCTTCTGCTTTCCCTTTGTTTGAGTGTCTACATATATACTTTATTGCATTACCTTCTGCAAACAAAAGTTTATTTTCATTTATAAAATGTGCAGGTTGAATTTTCATAGATTTATAATGTTTTCCACCTACCTGTTTTTCTAATGATTCATAACTTATATCTTTAAACATATCCTTGTGTGTCATTATCTTCCTCCTAATATATATCTATCTTGAGATCCAATTGTCCAACAATCAATTCTGCCTCGACTGTAAGCAACATACTTTAATCTTAATTGTGTAAAGTAATCTTCTCTTCTTGTTAAGGTATTATCTACAATGACATTATCAAATGTCATACCTTTTACGGTATGTATATTTCCATATTTAACTCTGACGTCTCCATGAAAATCAAAACCATTTCTTAAAACTTTATCTATATAAATAAGTCTTTTATCATGTTCTTCTTTTTTACCTTTTTGTACTCTTATTAAAGAAAAGTCTTTTTCATTAACTGAAGATTCTTTTAAAAAGTTTTTCTTAATCAAATAATCAATTGTATAATCTTGATTAATCCAATCTTCAAAAGACTCTTCTCCTTTGCCTCTAACGATTACTTTACTACCCATGTACTCCCAAAAGTCTTTTATTTGTTTTAATGGCATAGGAGTTCCTTTTATAAACTCTGGCCATAACTTATGACATTTAAGTTCTTTTTTAGATACATGAGCCGAACTACCTACATGAGCAAACTCAATCCCATGATAATTAAAAAACTCTTTAATCCAAGAATCAGAAGGTACTCCTCTATAAGTAAATAAAAAAGTTTCTTTAGTATTTCTAATTTTATTTAATAAAATTTGTAAAGAACTAGAGTTAGTTTTTAAGTCACGTAAATAATAATGATTACCAACTATACCTTCTGCTGGTTTCCATACACGACTATAACCATAATAATCCCAAATGGGTTTTATAATATCTTTACATAGACTATTTATAGTTTTACCACATCTATATCCTTCTTCTAATTGTTCAGCATCTTTAGATAGTCTGTGATAATAATCTGCACTAGCTCCTGCAAATTCAAATATAGTTTGATCTGCATCACCTACCATAAAAAATTCTTTAGCATTTTTTGACATTTTTACTAAAGCTTCTGTTTGAGCAACATTACTATCTTGAGCTTCATCTACAATTAAAGCATCAATTTCAGGTTCTTTTGCTTTATCTAAAAACTCTTTGATCATGTCATCATAATCACAAACATTATTTTCTTTTTTATAATCTTCATAATATGGCAACATTTCCTCAACTATATTTATAGTATATGGACGATAAGAAATCTTATCACAGACTTTCCAAAACTCTTTTAAATCTGCATAACCTTTACCAAAAGCGTCTTTTAAGAATTTATAAAAACCATGAGTATCTAAATCAGGTTTTTTAAGTTGTTGTAGTTTAAATAAACTACTTTCCATTCCTAAATTTTTATGATCTTCTAAGCCAAATACTTCTTTTTTACCTACTAATCTACTTCTGCAAAAAGCATGAATAGTACATATTTTATATTTTAAAGATTTTTTAGTAAGACCTTTTTCTTTTATTTCTGGCAATTTTAATATTGCATCTTTTATTTCATCTGCAGCAACATTAGTGTGTGATAAAATAATAATTTTTTCGTATGGATATTTTTTTAACAACTCTAAATATTTAGCAGTTAAAAATTTATTTGTTTTCCCTGTCCCTGGAGGGCCTGATATAAATTTAGGACTCATATGTTATCTCCTTTGTTTCGTTTGTTGGTATGTCTTGTGATTCACCTTCAATGATTAGATCATTTTTATCTAATCCGTAGTTGAATACTCTCCATGATACGCAAGATTTATTATCTACTTTACCTTTTATTTTTCTTGCTTTTAAAATTCTTTGTACCTTCAAAACTAAATCAACTCTTTGCATATTAATTCTTTGTTTATGTAAGTAGTCTTCAAAATTATCTAAATCAAATTCAAGTTGTCCCCTCTTAATATTGAAGTAAGGTAAACCATAATTAGACAATTCTTTCTTACTTGTATAAGCTTTTGTTTCTTTAATATAATTGTTAAAGTTTTTCTTGAATATTAAATTTTCATCAGCTTCTTCAACGTAATCTTTTGATATAAGTCTTGATTCAAATTTTAATCTCATTATGTCATCAAATTCTTTTTCTTTCATTTCAGGAAGCCAAACTGAAGCTTGACTTATAATAGCATTATAAAATAATTTTTTATTTTTTAATGTTGGTCCATCCATAGTTACTATTTTCTTTTTAACAACTCCTTGGAATTTAGTATGGACCACTACATCATATCTATTACTTCCATACTCTATAATATCTCCTATTAATTCTTGAGATAAACTATTAGAGTTTTCATTAATACCTATCCATGTAAATATTTCAGCTATTGACTTTTGATCACAACCTACAATTTCTGCAAGTTTAGGAAAACCATACTTATTGTTTGCTTTTTTAACTGTAGTTCCTTTTTTATTTCTTTTAATGTGTTCATCATCATTTGCTGCAACAGCAATGTTATGAATAAATTCGTTTATCTCTTCTTCTGTCCATTTAGTATGTTTAACTAATACACCAGCAATCGCTGTGCAATATAAATCTCTTTGCCCTGAACTTGCATATAAAATGCATAATGCAGTTGATAATGCTATTTTACCTAAATCTAATTTTAAATCTCCAACATATTTGTTAAAGCCTTTATATTTTTCCCAAGTTACTACTTCTCTAGCTTTACTATGATCTGATTCTGGTACGATTGTATAATGTTTTGCATCACTTCTTATTTCACAAAGTGTATTTCCATGAGGAAATTTATCACAATAATTAGTTAAATCTTTTGGTAATATAAATTGTTTAAATTTTAATTTTTCATTCCATACATAATGACTTGTTGGATTACTTTTTCTTCCAAATATAGAATCTTTATTTTTTAAATATAAATCTGTAAATCTTCTGACAATCGGATTGTCAATATCAAAATCTGTATCTTGATCTAATCTTAGAGCTATTTCACAATGTTGGTATTTCTGTTTCCATTCTTCTTTCGTTATTTTAAAATCCGGATTAGACCAATCCTTGACTTCAGGTGTCCCTTTTAAACAAGGGATAATTACCCGGCCAAGATCTATCCAATCTTCATACGAAACAGGTTGTTTATCAATCTTCTCAATCATAAATTAATAGTGGACGGTCCCACTCTCGCTTCGCCGTCCACTCCCGCAGGATTCTATAAATTCAAAGATTTTTTAGTTTCTTCTTGAACTTCCGGCTTAGCTTCTACCTCACCTTTACCTACTCTTTCAGCAAAGTTTTTGGCAATGTCATAGACTCCCTTGTCCGACACTGGTCCAACTTTACTTACGTCCCATCCAAACCATGTGCCTTTGTCATTTGACATTTGCACAGTCTTTAGTTTGTAAATGTGGCTATATGTAGGCGGTGTAAATAAACCGTTCTTGCCTTGCATTTTGATACC